AATTGCTAAAGTCTATTGGTTTTATGTTATTTCAAATGGTAAGTCATGCGTAAATACGTCTTATCGATTACCTAGATGATTATCTAACTGCATTACGATTAGAATTAACTAAAATCGTATATGCTAGATTTTGTATCTATTCATTGATTTGATTTAGTGTTGCATGCTCTCAATCAAGAGCAGTAAGAACTTGTTGTCATTCCTTTAGATTGATTATCATTCGCGTTAAACGCTTGTGATATAATGTGATGAAATTTACTAAGTCCTTATCATTAACCGCCTGAATCTTTGTATCATAGAAACTGAGTTTTAGATTCTTTCTGTGTTGACTTTTTCCGGCTTTCGGAATCATTCCTTTTTTTTACAACGTTTTATGGTTCTCAATCGTTGAGATTTCTCTTATTAGTCCTAAATTATACTATAATAATAACCAATGTTTACCGGCAATTATTGCCACGTTTTCTTAATTTTATGTGCCATTATTGCCGCATTAGATTGAATTATATGTAATACTTTCCTGATTAATCACTCTAAATTAAAATTACGTAGCGACCGATACCTTTATATAACCCATTTTTAGCAAATCCTAGGAATCGTCAAAAAAAACCCTATATTAACCTATCGATTTTTGTCGCCGCGGCATATCGGGGGGATAGGATTGGCCAAATTAAGGTAATATATAGTTGTCGTTGATTCTCAAAAAAAGAGAACCGGCCATACCTTTATATAGGAGGCTGCCCCCTACGTCTTCCATACCAAATTGTAAATCCTCAAACCTTCACGCCTAGACTCGGGTGGTTAAATCACAAAGATTTGGGATCACAGAATCACAGGTACATTTATATAATACTCCCGGTTCACCACTAATTTACGCCTAGCGTTTTATTTCTAGGCACGAAATAGGTGGTGGTGAATTGGGAGTATTATCATTTCCTACTGACTTCTGGGGAACACTTATATCTTAGTATCTCCTATATCTTTGTAGAAAAATGGCTGAATATCACAGGAAAATGAATTCCCGCACCAAAAAACGGATGATGTCTTTGTATAACAAGAGATGTGGAAGTTGTGAGGAAGACAGGATAAAATGTCTGTTAATACAGGAAAATGGAATGATATCATGTTATAATTGCAAGGCGGCCACAAAACGTCCAAAATATATCAGGACTGAGGAATATGAGCCGTTGAAGAAGACAAGGTATAGGATAGCACGAATAAACGCGTGGGGAAGGGGATGTTTTACGTGTCCGGAGACTAGGGCGTTGGCACTTGAGGTAAACGTTGAAAAAAAGGTCTTGCGTTGTAAAAACTGCCTTAGATATGAAAAGATGTATAAATATGAAATATAAAATTACAACAACTTATATACTATATTATATTATATAATATAATGAAAGCGTTATGTGATAACTGTCAAAGCAGTAATATGGAATGTACGTTGAATAATAATGGCCTCCCAATATGCAAGAATTGTTGCGACTGTCCCGATTGTGAATAGATACGTTTATATATAGCATTTTGTATTGGTATGTAATGACCAACATTTCAGACTTTGAAACGAAAAGCGATTCAATCAGTCTTGCAAAAGTGGATGGCAAATCATTCACTATTACAGGGGTTGAAAGATCAGACTATGAAGAAGGTACAGGCGAAAACAGAACTAGTACGGCAGGTGTAAAAATAACAGTTGCAGAAGATTTTGATGGAGTCAATGTTCTTCATACCACAAGAACCGCAGTAGTTTCCAAACTTACATCTGGGGCAGTCATTGAGGCATTAAAGACGGGATCTATTGGTCCGGTCAAATGTGTCAAGGCAAAATCCGGCAACGGAAAAGACTACTTCAAATTGGTAGACGCGTAAGCGACTCCATTTTTTTATTTTTTAGTCAAAACAAATTGCAAAAACATTGCTTCTTTATAATAATACTTACATTAAACTAACATGGAATGTCCAATTTGCAACCAAAAGGTATTGAACAACTCAGATTATTCCGTTCACATGAATACACATCACAGGGGCCAGAAATATAACCTGCTTGACTACAATGATATAAGCGGCTTGGAATTGAAAAAGAAGAAGGACTTATATAGACCAAAAGGTAAGAAAGACAATGAGTCAAACAACAATAACAAGACAAATGTGGATTCTCGCATGGAAAAACAAAAAAGGGCTTGAGGTAAAACTAACTCATCAGTATGAGGAAGACATATACAAGTTTGGTGAGGTGTTATTAAGCGAGGGAAAAGAGATAACAGTATGTCCAATGGAGTAGATTATTCTGATACAGAGGATATTATTGATTCGTTATATGAATCATCCATCATTAATAAATGTGCTAGCGAACCTCAACGCAAGTCAATTCATGTCTCTGATCTTACGTCTGAGTGCATGAGAAAGGCTTGGTACAGGCTTAACGACTATGCGGTTGATTACAGGGATTTTAAGAAATCGTTGCCGTTGGTACACGGTACGGCACTTCATGAGGTATGCAATCTTGGCGGAATTGAGCATGAACTTTCAATGTTTTGCAACATCAAGAGGGGAAGGGAAAAGAACGGGACCGACTCGCTGTTTGACTGTGTAAAGGGTTCAATGGACGACTTGGTAGAGATAGACGACGAACTGATTATATGCGACAAGAAGACCACGAAAAAGTCGATACCAAGGGAGGTTCCGGACAACTACAAGGCACAGATGAACATTTACAAACTGCTTTATTATATTACCACGGGTGTAGAGGTACAGCGTGCATGTATCATATACATAGACAAGTCCTCGGCTTGGGAAAGACACAAGACAAGATGTTTTGACCTGAAACCGATAGACGAGATAAAGACCTTTGTGTTGGACAAGCTTGCAATGCTTGACACCGACACGCCGCCGGACAAGGTGGTAACTTTCCTGTGTCCGTGGTGCAGTTATTATACGGAATGCAACCCAAACGGGTATTGAGAATCAATAGAGTTATTAAGGAGTCTGTTCCATGTTATTTATGAGAAATAACATAACAATAGCACTGTTACTCCTTGTAGTTCCGGGAGTGGCATTTGCAGAAGAGGCCACAATTCAGGTTCCCTTTGACTATTCAGGTCAGAGTTGCAACTTTGACGAGGTGGCAGTAGAATATCATTGTACGTGGCAGTCCGTACAGGATCCGTTTACACTTGAGGATCTTGAGGAGTTCAGATATGTTCTTGGCGAGGAATTATATGCCGAGGAACATGCAAGACTCACATACGTAGAGCCGGTTGTCGTACCTGAAACAAGCGAGGAAGAAAGACTCATTAAAAGTCTGGAACTGAAACTTGAACAGGGAACAATAAAGACTCCGGAGGCCGTATTGTTGAACATGATAAGGGTGCTTGACGAGTGTCATCAGGGACTTGGAAACTCTGCCGCATTGCAGACAGAGAGAACGTTTACGACATCCGAGTATGCATATTGGCATGTGACAAACGTTCCCGTTGACGGATATCTTGGAGACATTGTAAAGGCCGTAGAGGAATGCAAGGCCCAACAGGTCTTGGAGAACGATATCATATCGGTGCAATATGCAAACATGTATAACGGAGACGAGGACATAACATACGACCACCACAAGGCCTTTGAGGGACTTAGTGCAATACCGTACGAACAGTACACAAAGTCCGACTTTAGGGTTGATGTGGGAGTTATATGCAACAGTCACGCATACCCCGACACATACAAGCAACAAATGGGATGTGCCGGTCCGGAATATGACGGAATAATACTGGACAAGACAGACGGCGTGATAAGCTATGAAAGTGACACGCTTACAAAGTTCCAGTTGTTCATGAACTCGTATGGAAACATATATGCAACCGAGTCTGACAAACAGGTACAGGCAGACATTGCAGAACCGGTAGCCAGAGAAATGATAGAGTCAAATCATTTCTGGAAGAACCATCAAGGGGAATAATCTCCCTTTTTTTATATTTTTATCAAGGTCTTACATATTACTAATGCTTATATAGTGTGTATTCTTAGTACATTTATGAACATATTGCATGTTGGAGATGTGTCAGGTGTGGCAAGTATAATGTCAAACATGTGCAACAGGCTTGGACATCCAAGCGTAGTGTTGCTTGATGACAGTTTTGATCCTTGGAAGCATGGGGACCATTACAACAACACGGCCTATTGTAGCAGTTCGGATATACTGCAAAAGGTGGTAAGGGCATCGAAGAACAAGTATGACCATATAATATACCACAACAGGTACGGTGCGGCCGCACATCTTGACGACATGCACATACCGTCGTCGTTCATGTTTCACGGAGACATACTCAGACAGACTCCCGAACTTTATCATTTTGTCGACTCGCTTGAATCCATAGACAACCTGTTTGTTCTTGAGGGTGGAATGAAAAAGTATGCACCAACGGCCGAACTGTTTCACAAGCCCGTCGACATGGATTTCTTTACGATTAATCCCGATTCACAAAGGACAGAGATGGCACTGTGTTTTACACACAAGGAATATCTTGATTACGTGAACTCCATTACGCAGGACGAGGAGATGCTTGTGTTGGTTGCAGACAAGGCCACAAACATAAGAACCTATGCGGAAATGCCCGCGTTCCTCAACACGTTCAAGTATTACTATGACATAAAGTTTCACGACAACAAAAATCCGATAATGATACCGGAGTTGTCACAGACAGGATTGCAGGCCCTTGCATGCGGAGCTGCCGTATGGAGTAACGGTATATGGCTTAACAAGTTTCCCGACATCCATTCAGACGAGTGGTCGTGCAAGCAGTTTTTAAGCGTGTTGCTTGAGTGATAGATATGGCTAACAAGGCTAGACCTACAAAGGATTTGTCTGAAATGAAAAACATACTTCGGGTAATGTGGATATTTCAGGGATTCAGTGTAAGAAAGATGTCAAGGGAATTCAACAACAACAAGGATTATGTCGCAAAATATGGAACCGTGTCCGTCTCTTCCGTTACAGGATATGTCAAGGAGTTCAGAAGGGACGCCGAGAAATGGTATGACGAGGATGCAGTTGAAAAATATGCCGCAGAGTTTGTAAGAAAACAGCATACCATAGACGAACAGGTTGACAGGATAGACGAGGTACAACGACTTATAGATGTTACCGATCCAAAGGAGAGGGAACTGTTTCTAAAGTTTGAGATGGCCAAGCACACGTTGCATCAGGATCAGATAAAGATGATGTCTGAGATAGAGCTTGTATTGCATGTAAAGAGGCTTAACAAGGACAGAAGAATTCAGAACGACACTATAAAACAGTTGCCAAAGGAGGACATAGCAAAAAAGCGAGGGTATATAAGTCTGGAGAATGGAGATGATAACAATGGGAATTGAAAAAAGTGTGGAATGTAGCAGGTGTGGCACTCCAATAAGCGGGGGAAAGACAATGATGAAGATGCACATGAAAAGACACGGAAAAAAACAGGAAGACTAGATTAAATTGTTTAATATAGAGTACGGTACGTTTATAGTGTCCGTGGGAATTTTATTGGTAAACATAATATTTTATGCAAAAAAATGGTCCGGACATGGTGGTAAATCATAGTCAAGGGGTTTGTTTCAGAGGAAACCAAGCGTTTCATGAATGTGGAGGGCAAGGTTGTAGAAAAAAGGACATATCCAGACCGTTTTTGGTGCTATGATCCAATGTCGGAAGGGGAGAAATGCTGTTTTTGGCACTATACTTTCTATCCAAACGGAGGTCCTGAAAGGGACGGAATATATCATCCCTGTTACAAGTATGAGCAGGAGATATTGGAGTATCTTGATCAGGGAAGGATTGACTCTGCAAAGAAGATGATATGTGTGTACAAGGCCACGGGATTAGGTCTTACAGAGCTCATACTTTTATGGATTCTGTTCAAGGCGGCAACGGATCCGTTCTTTCAGAAAAACGAGGATGTTGTAATCTTTACCGGACCAAACATTGAACTGGCCAAGAAACTTATCGACAGAATAAAACACTTTGCACTTGAACGCGTGGATTATGAGGATCATGGAATGTACAAGATCCAGATAGGAAAGGCAAACATACAGGTATATCCTTCAAACAACATTGATGCGGTCAGGGGAATTCCAAGGGTGTCGTGCGTGTTCGGAGACGAGGCCGCGTTCTTCACTGGATTGAAAGACGACAAGCCGATTCGTACTGTGGGTGAAAGGTACAGGGGAAAGTCCGACAGTTATGTTATATGGGTGTCTACCGCGGGAGACTTTGCACAGGGATTCTTCTACGACATCAAGGAGGAACCTGACGGTATGTGTCAGTACAAACGCTTTGAGATGTATGAGGACAGGGGACTTGAAAAGGATCCCGTTACGGGAACGTCCATATTTTCCAACGATTACATTGACGAGGCACGCAAACTGCCCAGTTTTCCGCAGGAATTTCAGGGAATATGGGGGGCCAATGTGGGTGACATATACTCTACGGAGGCACTTGACGAGATTACAGACATGGATTACGAGATAGACTATGAGCTTGGAAGCAAGAACAGGCTTGGATTTTGTGATCCCGGATTTGGTACGTCACAGTTTGGAATATGTATAACGGAAATGAGGGACAACATGCCCTATGTAATATATTCAAAGTCATACAAGAGACAGTCTGCAACATCAATGATAAAGGAACTTGGCAGGTTGGCCGATCTGTTTTCCGTACAGAAATGGGGTTGTGACAAGGCCAATCCGGAGATAATCAAGGACATGAGAGAGACGCTTCACCTTAATGTTACGGGAATATCAAACAAGGAGTCGGGAAGAAAGATGACAGTTGATGCCGCGACAAAGGTGTCAAAGAAAAGGGTAAGAATTCATCCAAAGTTTATAAACTTGAAAAAGCAGTTGATGACAATAGTGTTTGGAAAGAACGGACAGCCTGCAAAGACAAGAGACAACCCGTTTGACGAGGGCGACGCGTTTCAGGGAAACTTGTACCTGAGATTTAGTGGCTCTGGGCATCTATCGATTCAATATGACACAGAATAGATATGTATGCACCCACATTCACTCTCATCAACTCGATTCCCTGATCCACAAGATGCTTGAGTTGCTGATTTGACAGCATGTCGTATATCAGGGCATCTCCATGAAGATGCATTGGAGATCTGTGCACCTCATATATTCCATATTTTTCATAATGATCCAAGGTCTTTGAAGGATATACGTAATCGTACTGCATTTTTTGTGTCTTCTCGTTAAGGACCATTTTCATAGCCTCTTGTGGAGAGTATTCAATCATAAATGTTCATCTCGTCTGTTATATTTAAACCGTGTGTCGTGTCCTATGCGTGACTCGACCTGATCACTCAACATTGCCGCACATGACAGTACATGGTCTGTATGTCTCAGTCCTGACTCGGGATCAAACTCCTCCCCGCCAATCCAAGCAAACAGATGTCTGAGTAAGGCGTTATAATGTCTGTCCCAGTCCAATCCCACGCCTGTCTTATAGTTATATGTGTCATATTTTACAGCACCATAAGACAACGCTCTTGCCATTGCAAATATTGCATGTGGTGGACACAATCCCACCTTTGGCTTTCCGTCGTCATATTTTATACTTTCCATTATTTATCACTTCTGGATTTTCGCCAACATGAATCACATAATATTACCTCGTCAGTTCCCCTTCTTACAAAAATAATACCAAATTCGGGATTTGTGGTTATATTACAATCTACACATTTTGTCATACTTCTTTATATTGTATGTAGAATATAAACGTTATGTTGGTACTTAAACTGGAAGAAGAGGAATGGAATCAGGGAGATTATACGTCTACCACGGGCAACGGATTGTCATTTACAATATATACAGAGGAAAAGATGGTCAATACAAAAAATTTAACAGGGTATACATTAAAGTTCAAACTTTATGATCAAAACGGAGAAAGAATACTTTCAGAGGATTGTGATACCGTAGGAAATCTTCATGCAGGTACGGGTGAATTCCTTCCTGAAAATGGAAATCTTAACATTAACTTTATTGGAGAGGCAGAGGTTGAACTTACAGGTACAGACGAACAGTTGACTGCGGTAGGAGTAAACGGTTCTGCCAAACTAAGAGTAAGATAAGACCTTATTACTTCTGTTTATTACGTTAGTCCGATAAAAGATCATATTGTTCGATAAAATCAATGTAAATCCGATAGATTCGACCGGAAATGCGATTGTGGTAGAAGAAGGCATAAAAAGTGAGGTAAATTTCAATCAATGGAGTGAAAATACCAAGCCGGAAGTCCCTTTTGCCAAGATTTTTTACTTAAATGATCACGATTCAAGACTTTATCTTGCTTCTGACACCTATGTTCAACTAATTCTCGGTTCTGGAATGGTTATATCAGGCAAGAATCAAAAGGCCGTTACAGCCTTGGAAAAATGGGTTTCAGACAATTATATTGAGGAAAAGGTTGAGGATGGATGTCATTCCTATGTAATTGTGGGAAATGTATGTTATGAACTGATTAGAAAGGGTAAAAAGGTTGTGGATATAGACGAGATTGATATTACAACCATGACGGGTGCAAAAAGAGACAAAACCGGAATGATACACAGTTATATTCAACATGTTAACGACAAGGACATAGAGATTCCTTCAAAAGACGTTGCACATCTCAAATTTACTTCACGCAGACAGGAATTATGGGGCAGAGCATTGGCACAGTCCATTGTAACCCCAAAATCAGTCAATGGCAAGCTTATAGAATCGTCCGTAGAGGAGATGTGGAAGATAGAGGATGCAATGGTAAAGATATTCAAGTCTTATGCTTCTCCAATGATGATGATTCAGTTTGAAGACGTAGGTGAGGATTTCATTGAGGACAAACAGCAAGAGTTCAAGAAAATGGGTGCAGGTGCAAAGATCATTACAGACAAGGCATTCAAGGCAGAGGTATTTGAGGTCAATCCTGCAAGCAAGTTCGACAAATATATTGAACACATGGAAAAAGATGTAATAGAGGCAGGTACACAGTTTGCATCACAAATATTGACCGCAGGATTTACTGCAAGGGCTTCATCAGAGTCCGCAAGTGACATTATCAAGTTAAAAATTAAACGTATTCAAAGACGATTTGGATTAGGTCTTAAAAAACAGATATTTGATTCCGTATTGGAAGGTCTTGGATTCAATCCAAAGATTGTGGATATCAAGGTTGACTTT